GCACAGAGGTATTAAAACTATTAGCAGGTGCTGATACTTACGTTATAAAAACAAACGACAATGGAATAGAGGAGGTAAGAGTAAAAGGTTTACCTCCAGTTAAAACAGATAGTTTAGGTCGTAAGTGGATAAGTTGGGTAAATACACCACAAACCACTCTTGGAGAAATGGATGTAGAAAATAAGTTTGTATTTGTAGGTTTTACTGCAAAAGGCATAATGCCACAAGTTGCTACACCTGTAGGATTGATAGAGCCACATAAGATACAAGCTGCACTTGCTGAGTCTATATTAATACAAGACAGTCCTTATATACCTGATTATTCTCTAGCAGTAGAATTAGCATTATTAATAACACTTATAGTTCTATCTTGGTATGCAATAAATATTTTTGGAATTACAGTAGGAATTTCTACGACTAGTATATTATTTCTATCAACAGGATTTTTAGGATTTTATTTTATACAAAATGGAATTTTAATTGATGTAACCTGGTCACTTTTATCACAGTTTACAACAGCATCTACAGCTTTTTATTTAAGATTTAGAGAACAATACAAGCTGAGACAACAAATAAAACAACAATTTGGTAAATACTTAGACCCTAGAATGGTTAAGAAATTACAAGATAATCCTGAGCTGTGTCAGGTTAATGGTAAAAGAGTTGATTGTTCTATTATATTTACAGACCTTAGAGGATTTACAAGTTTATCAGAATCAGTAGAGCCAGAAGTAGTTACATACATAATGAACGAAGTATTAGATGCACAAGTTAAAGCTGCTAATAAATACTATGGATGTACAGATAAATTTATTGGTGATGCAGGTATGTTTCATTGGAACACTATAATTCCACAAAAAAATCATCACAACTTGGCATTGCAAGCTGCTAAAGAAATAGAAAAAAATATAGACCAGTTGAATATAAAATTTAAACAAGAAGATATACCTGAAGTTGCTATTGGTATAGGTGTTAATAGTGGTATTTGCATTGCTGGAAATTTTGGAGCTACTGATAGATTTGCATTTAGCCTTATAGGCGACCCATGTAATGTTGCAGCTAGATTAGAGTCAAGTACGAAGGTAGCAGGCGTAGGTGTTTTGATAGGCGAAGAAACTGCAAAACATAGTAAATTTCCGTTAAAATCTCTAAAACCTATTGAGGTAAAAGGCAAGTCCAAACCATTACAGGTATATACATGGATATAAAATTAAAAGTTTTTTTTACATGGTTTATAGATTTATTTAAAACTAGATACAAAATTACAGTATCTTTTAATAAAGAGTATGGAGATTCTGATGATAAAGTTTATATATCAAAAAAAATTATTACTAAAAAAGAAAAACACTTAAAGTTTAAAGATGAAGATAATAATTTAATAGAGTATAGAAGTGCTTCAGGTCTTAATTATATTATTGAGGATATGTAATGAATCAAGCTTTAGCAGGAATAATTATAGTACTAGGATTTTTAATTTATTATTTATATAGTCAAAATCAAATATTAACAGCTAATAATATGGCACTTGAAGGTGCGATAGCTACACAAGAAGAAGCTATACAAAGTTTACAAAATGACTTTCTTTTACAAACAACTCAACTAAATGAACTTACAGTTAAAAGTCAAGCAGCTCAAAGAGAACTTAATAGATATACTCAGTTTATAAAAGACTATGAATTATCTGCAAAAATACTGGCAGACCCAGTAGAAATGGAGAGAAAAATAAATAATGGAACAAAACACATTATGGAAGACATCGAGAAAATCAGCAATGTCGTTGATGACCTTGATGATGGTTTGCAGTTGCAGCCTAATTCCAACTAAAGAAATACAAGTTACAGCAAAACCACTAGACAGAAATATAGTGCAACCAGTCATGCCTAGGGAAATTGACTTAAAAGAACCTATGTGGATTGTCATTACTCCTGACAATTTGGAAGAACAACTTGCTAGAATAGAAAAACAAGAAGGTGAATTAGTTTTCTTGGCTATGACAATACCTGATTACGAGGTAATGGCTTACAATATGCAAGAACTTAAAAGGTATATAAATGAACTTAAAGAAGTTGTTGTCTATTATAGGACAGTTACTACAAATAACGAGGAATAAAAATATGAATATATCACAAGAAGGTTTATCTCTTATTAAAAAATTTGAAGGTTGTCCTACAGACAATGATGGTAATGCAGTTTCTTATAGATGTGCAGCAAATAAAGCAACAATTGGATATGGCAGCCTAAAATATAAAGGTAAACCAGTAGAAGATGGTATGAAAATTACTATGCAGGAAGCAGAAGATTTACTTTTACATGAAATGAATGAGTATGAAGGTTATATAAATGACATGGTAAAAGTAGAACTAAATCAAAATCAATTTGATGCTTTGGTAGCATGGGTATTTAATCTCGGTCCTTCTAATTTAAAATCTTCAACTTTATTAAAACTTTTAAATACTGGTGATTATAATTCTACTCCTAGTCAAATAAAACGCTGGAACAAAGCTGGAGGAAAAGTTTTACAAGGTTTAATAAGACGCAGAGAAGCAGAAGCTTTATTGTTTGAAGGCAAAGAATGGTATGAGGTGTAGCCAATGCCATTAATGAAGTATGTATTTAAACCTGGCATAAATAAAGAAGGTACTAATTATAGTAATGAAGGTGGCTGGTTTGATGCAGATAAAGTTAGATTTAGAAAAGGAAAGCCTGAAAGAATAGGAGGCTGGACTAAATTTAGTGAGAATGGTTTTATTGGCACGGCAAGAAAGATGCACCCATATAGAGCAGCAAGTGGTGATACTTATATTGGTATAGGAACACATCAAAAATTATATAATTTAACTGGTAATGTTTTTTACGATATAACTCCTATAAGAGCTACTACTACGAATGGTATTGTCTTTTCTGCTACTAATGGTTCAAGCACATTAACTGTAACAGACGATGCTCATGGAGCACTTACAGGAGATTTTGTTACAATTTCAGGTGCAGTTACTTTAGGCGGTTTAATTACTGCTAATGTATTAAATCAAGAATATCAAATAGAAACAGTAACTGGAGCAGATACTTATACTATTATTGCAAAAGATACATCTGGTGATGAAGTTACAGCAAATAGTTCTGATTCAGGTAATGGTGGTTCTGGTGTTGATGGTGCATATCAAATAAATTCAGGACTAGATGTTTATGTTAGAGGTACTGGTTGGGGTGTAAATACATGGGGTGCTGGAACATTTGGTTCAGCAGGTGATTTAACATCTACTAATCAATTAAGATTATGGTCAATAGATAATTTTGGTGACGATATAATTGCAGCACCAAGAGCAGACCAAATATATTTTTGGGATAAATCATCTGGTACTGGCGATAGAGCAACTTTATTATCTGCAGAATCAGGTGCTAGCGATGTGCCTACAAAAGTATTGCAAATAATGATGTCTGATGTTGACAAGCATGTTATAGCTTTTGGTTCTAATCCAATAGGTTCTTCTGAACTTGACCCTTTATTAGTTAGATTTTCAGATACAGAAAGTGCAGTAGACTGGACTCCAACAGCAACAAACCAAGCTGGAGGTGTGCAATTATCACAAGGCTCTATAATTATTGGAGCACTTAGAACAAGACAAGAAATACTTATATGGACTGATGCAGGTATTGTTTCTATGCGTTTTGTTGGAGAACCATTTATATTTTCATTTACAGAAGTAGCTGAAGGTCCAAGTTTGATATCTCCTAATGCAGCAGTTAGTGCAAACAATAGAGTATATTTTATGGATAGAGATGGTTTTCATGTTTATTCAGGTTCTACGCAAAGATTACCATGTACAGTATTAGATTATGTTTTATCTGATTTAAACCAAGACCAGGCATTTAAAGTATTTGCAGCAGCTAATGAAGGAGTAAACGAAATAATGTTTTTCTATCCTTCTGGCACAAATAAAGAAATAGACAAATATGTTTTATATAACTATTTAGAAGGCACATGGTCTATAGGTACAACTACTGATAATTTTGTAAGAACAGCCTGGGATGAAGCATCTGTATATGAAAATCCTTTAGCTAGCAGTAAAAATGATAGCACTAATACTAATTATATTTACAGACATGAAGTTGGTCATGGTGATGGAGCAGATAATTTTACAGCTTTTATAGAATCAAGTGACTTTGACTTAAATCCAGATGGAGAAAAGTTTACATTTATATCTAGATTAATACCTGATGTAGAGTTTAGAGACCAACAAAGTACCTCAGACACAGTTACATTTACTATAAAAGGTAGAGATTATCCATTACAAGACTTATCTACTTTGCAAACAATTAATGTTACACCGCAATCTACTTTTGCAAATACAAGAGCAAGAAGCAGACAAGCAGCAGTTAGAATATCAAGTGAAGCTAGTGATTATGGATGGCGAGTAGGTGATATTAGATTAGATATTAGACCAGATGGTAAAAGATAATGGCTGATATCAAAACGATAGCATTACCATTGCCTAATATGCAATATGACTCTGATAATGAGGCATTAACTAGAAGGTCTATTGAAATAGCAATAGAAGATTTAAACAATAAAATTGTTACTATACAAAGAATGCAATCAACAACTACAAGCAAAGCATCTAAACGACATCAATTTTTATTAATGGGAATGAAGCATGGCTGATAATCTTAAAGTATTAGGTCAACTAGACCCAGCAGCAACCACCACAACTGTTCTTTATACTGTGCCTGATATGACACAAACAACTGTTAGCTCAATAGTTGCAGCTAATAGAACAGGTTCTGCAATAACATTTAGATTAAGTGTTCATGTAGCTGGTGCAGGTGCAGATGATAAACAATATATATATTACGATAAATCAGTTGCTGCAAATGATTCCTTGGCAATTGTTTTAGGTATAACATTAAACCAAACAGATGTTATAAAAGTTTATACAAGTGCAGTAGATATGAGTTTTAATATGTTTGGATGCGAAACTAAAGAGGATAGATAATGCAATATAAAATTAAAAAGGGAGATACTCTTAGTGCTATAGCGAAAAAATTAGGCATACCTATGAAAGATTTAGCAGAAGCTAATGATATCAAAGATGTTGATAAAATATATGCAGGTGCAAATTTAATTATTCCTCGACCAAAAAAAAAGAAAGCATCTACTGTAGAAAGAGTTATACCTGAAGAAAAAAAAGAAGTAATTAAACCAAAGAAAAAAAAGAAACAAAAGAAAATAGTAGAAAAAAGAGAACCTATATTACCAATTAATGTAAGACAATTTTTAAATCCCTATGAAGATAGAACTGCAGAAGATTTATCAACAAAAGAATTAGATGCTTTAAAAGAAGTTGTAGCTCGTAGTCAAACACCAGAAAGAATTGCAGAAAAAAAAGCTCAAGGACTAGACCCTAATCTTATTGAATATAAAGATTATGAAACAACCTCTGAAGGTAGCCAATATACAGATGTTGATAAGACAAGCAATATGTCTGTTGGAGATTTAGCAAGTAAAATACAAAATCCTTACTACAATTTAAAAACATTTTTAGGACAAGCTACAGTTGTACCACAAGAAGGTGGTGGCTATCGTGTTGTAGATACTTTTGATTTTGCACCTGAAACACAAGCGACAGGATTGCAAAAAATAAGAGAATATTATTCAACAATTCCTGAAGCTGGTTTAAATCCATATGCACAACTAAGAAATTTTATGGGTTATTTTGGACCTCAAGAAGGAACAGGACAAGGTGGAAGAAGTAATATAAATCTTTCGGCTATAGGTGGACAAACAAGATATAATTTTAATAAAGGTGGAAGTATGAACATTCAAGAACAAACTAAAAATGTAGCAGCACAAGGTCGCTATGGCGATTCTATGCTACTGCATGTAAATCCTGCAGAAGTTAAAGGCTTGGCACAAGCAATGCCTATAACTGTAAATCCACAAACAGGACAACCTGAAGCTTTTCTACCTTTTCTAGCACCTATAGCAGGTTCTTTACTAGGTAGTAGTTTACTTACAGGAGTAGGTGGTTTATCTTCTTTAGCAGCATCAGCTATAGGCTCAGGACTAGCACAAACAGCAGTAACAGGAGACCTCAAACAAGGTATGTTAGCTGGTTTAACTGGTTATGGAATAGGCTCTGCATTACAAGGTGCAGCAGGTGCAGCAGGTGCAGGAGTTGGTAGTGATATAGCAACTAAAGGAGTTACAGAAGCAGGCAGGATGGGTACTGAAGCTGGTGCTAATGCAATTACCAGAGCTACTCAACAAGCAGGTGCAGAAGCAGCAGCAACTGCAGCACAATCTACAGGTATTCAAAATTTACAAACTGCATTTGGAAACCCAACAGTAAGTTCTAATGTAGTTAATCCATTAGTAGAATCAGCACTCGCTCCAGCAAGTTTTGGTGGAGAAATGTTAGGTGCTAATGCCTTTACTGGTGCTCCTGTTGGCGGAGCTAGCACACAATTTGGCTCAGGAATGGGTAATTTAATGCAAGGATTAACTCAACCTAGTGCTTATATTCCAATGGGAATAGGTATGGGTGGTACATCTATAATTCAATCTCAAGAAGAATTTGCTCGTCAAGAAGCGGAAAGGCAAGCACAATATGATGCAGATAGAGCAGAAATGTATAGAAATGCACCAGAACCAATTCTTTATTCTGCAAATGGTGGAGTAACTAATTTTAGAGGAGGCGGTAGGTCTGAAGATGATGATTATACAGGCGGAAATCTTCCACAAATATTTGCACCTGATAGACAAGCTTATCAAGTAAATCCAGACTTTATGCCTGGTTTTGCACCAGAAACAATGTATTTTAATCCAGCTACTGTAAGTGCTCCTGCTAGTAACTTAACTAGAGGTGGACCACCAGCAGGTGTTGATACTTATACAGGCTCTAAAGGAGGCTTTGGAGGTATGCAAGCATCTATTGCACCACAAGTATCTATTGACCCATTTGCAGCATACACAGGACCAGCACCAGAAGGTATGAAATTTACTGATGTTGCACCACCACCACCAATTACACCACCAATCACACCTCCAGATGAACCACCAATCACACCACCAATAGTTCCACCATATGACCCACCATATGATTTCCCAATTAATATTCCAGGAATAGGTGGAATAGGCGGAGGATTTGGAGGTTTAGGTAATATAAATTTAAGTGGATTAGCTGATTTAGATTTTAGTGGAATAGACTTTTCACAGTTTAATCCAAATCTTAAAGAACAAATAGATACAGGAATAGGTCAAGACTTTATGATTAAACCTCCTTTAGATGTTCCTGGTGGTGGATTATTAGATTATATGGCTTCATCAGTACAAGATGAAATTCCTACTATTGCAGAACCTGATTTTGGAATGATTAATATGCGTCCACCAGGAGAAATTAATGAACCATTTATTAAAGATACACCGCCACCTGTTTTAGGTGATGCTGGTGGTTTAAAAGCTTTATTTGGAGATTTGCCAAAAGC